AACCTTTATATGTGCCAACTATCCACCAAGATAGTTATAACTGTATATGTCTTAAATTACCTCTCCAGTTTCCTCATCGACTTCAACGACTTCTTCATAATCCTCGTCATATGAAAAACTAAACTTAACTGCGCATTCATTAAGATCTGCAAGCACTCTTGCAAGATTAAACTCACCCTTATCCTCTACGCAAATTGTAATCATATCGTCATTAATATTTAGGACTCCGCTTCCCGAGACCTTATAATTCTTTTTCATAGAATCTGCCATAATCTTTTCTCCTTATCTTTTGTTTATTCTAATTCATCTGCGTGGCTAGAAATCCAACCACGATAATTTTTATGCAATTCACACACCGCAGTTCTTGGGTCATCTTTAAAATGTTCCAAGTAACGCACAAATCCGCTATTCTCAGGATTATGATACAAATCAATCTGTCCGCTATGACCAATAACGATAACCTTGCAACTATCTGCCATACGGGTTAATGTCTTTTTTAACTCGTCGGTGTAGTAGTTCTGTGTCTCGTCCAAAATTACTACCTTGTTCTCAAAGTTACAGCCTCTTAAATAAACATGAGTAATTGCATCAATATAACCAGTCCCATTTTTCTGATTGGTGATATTATATTGATTCACCGCAGTATACGGATTAATATTTAATTTCATTAATGCTTCCATAAATGGTTCACTATAGACCGCCGTCTTGTCCTCGATTTCGCCAGGTAAGAAGCCAAGTTTCTGTTCTTGAGTAGGAGATGAAATATATACAATTCCATTGTATCTGCCGTACTGAACCAATAAATCCGCAGTAGCAGTGGCAATAAATGTTTTACCGGTTCCTGCTTTTGCGTTACAAAATACAATAAGCTTTTCAGGACTCCAAATAGCATCTCTAAATGCAATCTGTTCATCATCTAATTCAAAACCATAAAAAGGATGGTCTTTTAGTGTTTTTGGTGCCTCGGTGCCCGGGGCGTATCTAACATTATAGGGTTTCGCCATACATATCGCTCCAATCAAAGAATAGTATCTAAATCTGTAATAATTTCATCAATTAATCCGTTCTTCAGAGCCTCATCTTCATCCATATACCAGTCTGCAGGTGCTTTCTTTTTGAATGTCTTCGGATCAACCTTGGTATGTGCAAGAAAATAATCTGTTATCTTTTTACCAAGCTTATCAAAATGCTTCTTCATATTTTCAGCCTGCTCCATAGTTCCTCCAAACATACAAGAGCCAGAATGAACCATTACGGATGTTCCTGGAAGAGCAAATCTTTTATGTCCAGAAGCAAGTAAATCCGCAGCCGCACTATAAGCCGTACAATAGTTAATGGTGTATACAGGCGTCTTACTAATTTCAATCGCCTTGATTGTGGTCCACAATGCGCACACATCGCCACCGGGCGAATCAATAAATACCTTGATAGGTGTTCTTTCTTCGACGGACTTTCCTTTGTCTTCTTTGTTGCACTTAATAATCATCTTTACCAAATCCAACAAACTGTCGTTAATTTCCGTTGTAACCCAAAATACTCTATCCTGTTCATCCTGATAAAAGTCTCTTAAGTCTGGATCTGGCAACTGAAGGTTGGCAACAGATGTAGGAATTGAAAGTAATACATTTTCAAGTTCGCTCATAAAATCTTCTCCTTTTTGTCTCTGCTAAATTTTGATATAGGAAAATACTAGTGTTATCTCTATATCAGTTAAGAAAATCTCGACTGTTTTTAGAGTGTTACATATTTCACTAGCATTTTCCTATGGTTTTTCAATCATTTTGTTGTGTTAGATTTTTTCTACTTTTTTCTGCCCAGAGTCTTTTTTGCTCCTTCTGAACTTCCTTAGCACACTCTTCACAATACTTTTTTGGTTTTGTTTTGCTTTGTTTCATTAGTCTATGGCAGTTTTGGCACTTAGTATAGCCCTTGCCGTTATTCTTCCAACTCAAATAAACATAAGCGAGTTCTTGACAATCTACTTCGTCCAGTTCCAATATAACCTCGTCCGTGTTAATAAAATTCACTATCAAACATTGAGTATTATTCTTCTTGGGATATCCTAGCAAACCACTTTGTACAATCTCATATAAAATATATTCTCTATCATCGGCTGGCACCGAAACACGAGCCACCTTACACAATTCTGTAATAGAATACTTCACAAGACCATTGATAAATCCATTAGACATACTTTGTTGCTTCGCCATACATAACAGTACAAACAAAATCTTTTCTGCTCTTAAATTATCAAGAGATGATATAACGTCAAGCTCTGACTGCGTAATTTTTATATTATCAATAATATAGAACGGATATTTTACTGCGCTTTTAATAGCGTCAGAAATAACATTTGAATAACCGCTTTCGTCAAAGTTATTGTGATGTTGTTTGAGCCATTGCACCGTATCTCTATACACTTCGTCATTGCTCTTTTTCTCAGAGTGAACCAAATATCTAGTGATATATCTAATCTTAGTCATAATAGACTTAACATCTTGATTTTTACCGTCATACAAATCTTTCGCATATTTCTCTTCATTCAAAATCAACATCTGCGTCACCACCTATCTGTTGCGTATGTAAAGAAAATTTCTTTCCATCAAATTCAATATCTCCATTTTCATCTTTAATTGGGTATTGTATCATATAACTACTATTTTTCAAAACATTATCAAAAATCTGTTCTCCAGCAACATCCCAAGCGAATGTTTTATTTTTATTTGATGTATAACACAAATCAACCACGATATTTGCCAGCACTTCTGAATTAGGACACACCTTACTACACTCGTCTACGAAAATATCTTTAAGATGTACTATGTCAAAGCCGACCTCGTCATCGCCAAGGTCATTTTGATTTTGTTTCTTTAAGAATAATTGCATACCCTTATTGTATTCATCATACAACTGTTGAATCAGTTCATATTCTTCTTGTGTGTACTCGGCGTCACTCTTCAAAATAGACTTATCAAAATCAACACTAGGAATAACGTCTGTCGAACGGAATTCATCCTCAATTCTCCAACAGATGCGGTTCATTGTTCCAGGAGCTCTGCTAACAGGAAGATACTTTTCATAGTGATATATAAAAGCCTCTTCTTCCTCGGTTCTGTTATCGCAAGCATATAAACTATCCAAACTCTTGCCAAATCTAATTTTACAATTTGACTTGACCGCCTTCATATACTTATCAAGTTCTGATTTGAGCTGAGAATATCTGTAAATAAAGAACCACGGCTTGATTTCTGCAGCTATATTAGCGTTAATTTGTTTATCTTGGATGACATCCTCATCATCGTCTTCTTCAATCTTAAACATTCTTGCGTTTAGCCATTCTTTTGGAACTGGGCGAGCCACGACACCTTTTATACGATCTATGGCATTCTGTTGGTAGTTCATCATTGTACTAATTCGATATGTAAGTCGTTTGTATTCTTCGCTATCCTTATCAAACTGCTCTCTTAGTGAAATCATATTTGTGGCTTTATTGGTCACGCTTCCAATGGAGTCCCCAAAGCCATTAATGTCGGACTTTACATAATCCTCTTCGGTTGGAGATTTTTTAACGCTACTTTCCTGTTCACACATAAGGGTTGTTTTATACTCAAAGGCATCTAATAAAACCTTGTTATCGGTGCAAAAATTCGAATCAGAATCATAATCTTCGCCGTTACATCTCATAGCGGTTGTGTCCCAGCCATTCAGTATAATACAAGTTTTAATGTATTGATACCACTTTTCCATCTCGGAATTTGTTACAACCTTAAGTTTACACACATTCTCAATACTTGTCATAGGAGCACGAAATATACAAATTTCATCCGTATTTCTATCTGACCAATATTTATGATAACACTCACCAGTTTTTAAAAGCCCCGTTACCTCAAGTCCAAACATATTTTGCAATAAAACATAAGGATCACAGCTAGCAATAGAATAGTCTCCAGCGATATCCAAAACGCCTATTTTTGCATCTCGAATCCTTCTCTGTATCATTCTACTAACTTTTGACCTAACATATGGATCTTTTATGAGTTCTGGATTAGCCATAATAGCCTTGCACATAGGCTCCATATGAATTACACTCTTTTCATCAAGTCCCGACCCACACATATATAAAATTAATTTTCTCCAATCTAAACCGAGGCAGTCTTTAATTTTAGAAACAGTAGGGGAGATAAGTTCGTCAATTTGTTCATCAGTAAATGAAAAATCTTGCAAATACTGATAATTGGTAGTATGAACATTTCTTAACTCGTGTGGAGTACTCTTCGCAATACAAAATTCATATCCATTCTTCATGCAATTATTATAATAATCCTCATATCCAGCATATGAATTCCACAATTTAAGCATTGAAACCGTAAGAATCACATCTGCATCTCTTACATCCTTTTCGTCACCCCATGCATCCTTAATAATGTATGTACCAGCAACTTCTTCTGCAAATTGCTTAAAATCTACCGTAAAAACCATGCCTTTGAGAAATGCGCAGCGAGTATTAAAGCCAGAAAGTGGCTCAGAACCTTCATTTAAAGCCTCTGCCCACTTAGCACTCATCTCCGGTGAGATAAAACCCATTCCGTCACATGTGTTAATTTCGATTTCTTGTTCTTCTGGATCGCTTACGCTCGGCCACTCCAATTGTTCACCGCCCGTGTTACGAACAATTCTTACGGTATCTTTAAATTTTGTATACACATCGTTAATTACAATAATACGAGGCCATGGCACGGGAATACTAGCAGAACATTGAAGAGCAAAATATGCATTAATTTTAGCAGGAATAAACTTATAATTTAACGGAATCCCGTTATAAGTTTTGATGTCTTCATTGTCTTTTGGTCCTTCGTAGCGACCATTATTGATTTTTTTCATAAGTTTGCTATGAATGTTCTTATCAACAAACATAATGGTGCTCTTTTTTATTGATCCAGCCGTCCCAAGAAATCTTTTATATTCGAAAGTCTCAACTTTATGTCCATAATCAATAGTAATACTAAATCCATGCTTGTAGGCATACCTATAGTCTTTTGGAGAATCCATCACTAGCATCATATAGTGAGGTTGAAACTGTAATTCATACAATTCATCATACTTTTGACTAATTTGACGTTTATTTTCTGCCGAGTTTCCCTGTTTTTTTAAATATTTAATGTCTTGTTTAATTTGTGATGCCATTAAGTCAGCATCTGGTCTGCCAGTCAACTCTGGCATCCACCTCAACACTTGCGATGAACCTAAACTCACGACTAGTTGCGGTTGTTTTCTAATTTCGCTTAACTTAAATGTTAAATGCCAATTATTTTTGGATAAATATCCAGTGTTGACTTTTAACACAAAAGTTTGATTTTTTTGTGATTTTGCCATTCATTCACCGCCTTATTTTTCCCATAATGATTTCTTTATAGCATTTTCTTTGCCATTTCCGATAAACTCCCAATGATTTCCGTTCTTGTCTCTTCTGCCTTTTCGGTTTTTCTTAACACGACTCCAACAGCACTTCTGAATCTCTTCAGAGCTAATTTTAGTCGCTTTGACGGCTTCTCCCAACGTTTCGAAGGACTGGTTGAGCTCAATACAGCGAACGGAAATTTTTCTGCTATTACTATGGGCTCTTTTTCGTTCCTCAGACCAAAGATTTGACAAATCTTCTCCACCTTCAGTCATATTATAACCAAACGCCTTTTCGTTAGAGCGAAGTATAGCAATCAATAATTTTTCAAAATTTCTCGACTCTTCTTCTGTAAGATTAGATGCAATAACTTCATGTTCAAAATTGTCCCATCCGTACTTATTAATTGCGTTAGCAAACAATGGTTGAAGATACCTTCCCGAGTATTTGTCTCGTCTAAGGTAGTGCATGCCATTTGCACCATAACGATCTTCTGGGGTTTGCTGTGTTCTACCAACATAAATTTTGCCATTTATTTTATTTATGTGGACATATACCGAACAATTCCCATTATTTATTATCAATGTTACCACCGCCTTAATCTTTTTCTGCAAAAGTGCAATTTTTGCACCTCAAAAACTGTTGAAAAGTGCAAATAATGCACTTAAAAACACCTCAAAAGGTGCAAATTACTTCTTTTTCTTCTCTTCTTCTCGTCTATCTGCCCAATATTGCCAATAAATAGACCAAAATGCTCCATACATATTAATCAGCTTCCAATCATTTTGTATCGTAATTATTATATCAAAATGACCACCAAAGTCAATCACCCTTCTTACCGACTGAAAATAGTGCCATAGCGAACACACCAATTGCACCGCCTACAACCAATCCGATACCTAATCCAAGCCAAAACATTATTCTTCCTCCTCATCGTCAAATAAATTATTCATTTGCGCCTCCGACATCTGCTTCTTCTCAGTATTTCTAATCGTAATTGCTCTTTCCGGCGCTTCAAATACACCACCACAAGCCGTTCCATCATCATAAACATACTCTGCGGTCTGCTTCCAACCTTGTTTCTTTGCTTTATTCATATGCTTAGAAACAACGGTATCCATATACCACATTTTATCTACACTGCTATAAACCAAAACCGTCTCTCTTTCTTCGAGAGTTAACCTAGAATTTATCCTAATTGTCTCCATTTTACTTCAACTCCTTATTTGTCCATTTAAAAAACTCGGTCCAACTTCCAACATCATACCACTTGACACCATCTTCTTCCCAACTACGAGTGTAATAACTCTTAAAATTATGTGCATCCATAAACTTTTGCATCTCTTCATAGGCTTCCTCTTCGGTTACATCTGTTGCCAACAAGCGATGTTCTCCATTAGAGCGCTGAAAATACAAACTTCTTATTTCATTCATCTTTTTTCTCCTTCAAAACTCTCGGTATATATTTTCTGTCCTTATGATAACTCTCGGCTTTACGAGTAGCTCCAAGCACTTGTCTTAATTTGTCCAAAACCTTTTTGTTCTGAGGCTCCTCAAAAAACTGCACAATAGACTCCAACTCCTCAACTCGATCTCTATAATATCTTCGATCTTTGCGATTAATCATCAACTTTGTAGCCACTTTACTACGCTCGTCACGCTTCAGATCGTCCAGTTCAAGGCTATGAAGGTAGTCTTGTGTTAATTTATCCTGATTATTGACTTCATCGGAGCAAAATTTGTAATGAGATTGTGCCCAAGAAACAAAATTAAGAAACTCGCTTAAATGCTCTGACGGCTTCTTATCCATCTAACTCCTCCTTAAGCTCACGCATCGTCTTCCACACATCGTTAATATATCTCCATTGTGGAAGTGGACCATACTTTTCAAGATATTCGGCTTCCAAAACGCTCAATTTATTCTGGCATTTATCTGCCAGCCGGTAATTTACCTCTTTCCATGGCTCTTCCATGTCATTGTAGAACCTCTTTGAGTGCCAACTCGCAATCTCATACAACAGTTCTTTTTCTTCTCTGCTCATAATCTCACCTCAATCATTTTGTGTTGTAACGTTTATTATTTTAAACAAAAGCGGCAGTTTTGTCTATATATAAAGACATTATCCATTTAACATTTGAAACCAATCCATCTCATCTTCGTCCCAAGACTGCCACTCAGTTTTGTTTTTAAGCTCGTCGTAGTGTTCTTTAATGAACTCAAAATAAGTCCTCTTTGTAAATTCTTCGGATGACTGTGGAAAATCAATTCCAAGTTCAGTTGTCATTACTTCTACAAATTCTATTTGTTTGTCGGTAGGCGACATATCAAAGCCCTCCAAACAATCCACGTAAAATATTAGAATATGGTCTAGTAAACCTTTCTTCATCTCTTTCATATTTTCCACAAAACTCAATTAAACAACCTTCGGCGATCTCAGTACCAAGCAAACACTTAAATCTCATCAAACTATTAGGATCTCTATGCTTACAAGTCCAACAACTCTTACGGTCATAGTTCCTATAGCACTTAATTTCGTGCTCTTGCACCTCGTCCTCAGTGCCCATATAGTCACAATAATCACATCTATAAACTGGTTGCATTACTTTTCCTCCGTATTCTTTGTTCTCTGATATTTGTGGCGATAGTTCCAAACATAATCAATAAACTCTGTCCACCGATACTCAAGTTGGTCCCAAATATCAATTTTTGCTTCATTTTTGTAAATCTGTTTACCAATATGATGTTCAGCAAAACCCTTCCAATCAAATGAAACATCATAAGTTACATCAATAGCGACTTCCTCTGGATTACAACACCCACACCAAGGAAATAAGAGAATATGTCCGTCATCATAAAGTCTTATAATCACCTCATATTCGGCACGAGACAAGTACTGCCACATCATCTCGCACCGCATAGCCTTGGCGAATTCTTCTTTCGTAGAGCATTTCTTCTTGAGCTTCTTAATCTGGTCTTCTCGATACTTAAGAATGTCATAATCCCAAATCTTATTCTCATTGATGAGGTAATTTTTCACCTTCCAACTCAATGGCTTAAATTCTCGTTTAACCATATTTTCACCTCTTATTCTTTTACCGGCTGCTTAAGCCATTCAAGCATTAAATCTGGCCAATCACAAATATTTTCTGGAAGTTTATACACCAAAAAGTCAGCCAGCTCCTCGTCTGTCCTTGTTCGAATCCAATCTGCGTTGGTTGTAATCTTTTCAACTTCCTTCTTTGCTTTCTCCCTCACATAAGGATAGAAGTCGCATTTAGTCTGATCACCACCACAATTGCACTCGTCACACTCCCTAGTACCCCAACAAACACCAACTTCAATGTCATGCGCAATAGGACTACCGGTGAGAGGGTGATAAGCGTACCGTGTTTTCGGCTGAAGATGATAACAATCACATTTCGTCATAATTCTTCTCCTTTAATCATTTTGTAGTGTATATAGTATAGCATAATTGACAATAATTGTCAATAGGGCAATGAAATTGTTTACAATTAGTTTACAATTTCACCCCTAAGTAATTAGCGTTTTTAATGGCGTTAATATCTTAGGGGTGTAGTTGGTAGGGTAGGGGAGGGTAAAGTTGAGTTTTACCTAAGTAGTTAATGGTTTTAGGGTAAAAATGGGTGATTATTGGATTTCAAAGTACTCCCAGTCTGCATAAGAGCAATTAACATCCTCTTCTGCCTCATCACAAATGCGTCGAGCGTCATCTGGGCTATAATACACTCCTAATATTAGAAAATCTCCGCTAAAATATCTTTTATATGCTACATATACCGTATTCTCCATAATTAATTCTCCTTCGCAAACGCAATTATCCTTTTAATAGTCTTAGGAGTTGCTAAAATGCAATCTCCAAACTGAAGTATGCTTCCGTCATCAAGAACAGTCTTATATCCGTACTTTTTTAACCACTTTTTGTTAATTCTATGCTTACGATGTGTTCTACGTTGAACCTGCTTCGTAATGGCGGTAGTTTCAATGAGTTGAAAGCCGTTATAATATGCAGTTGGTTGTGTCATCACTTATTCTCCTTTACATCAAAGCCAAAGCACCACTTAATCATCTTCTTCTGGAACCAGTTGAATTTCTTGTCAACGCCAACCTCAACTGATGCTCCTTTGCCACTACCGATATAAATTTTTGAAATTGGCGGATCAGGAAACCAAACTGCTCTGGTATGAGTGTATTCTTGCGAAGTGTTTTTATCGGTCATAATTAATTCTCCTTTTTCTTATACTCAAATTCCTCTAATGTAACATCGACCAACCCTTTTATGCTGTCAGGTACTCCCTCAATCTGCTTGATACTATTAATAACATCTAGCAGATACATCTTCGTATATTCATCGCGTCTATTAAGTGATTTTGCCATACTCCTCAGAAAACTTACCGCTCCAAGGTAGTAAATACTATTATAGCCAAGTTCGCCCCAAATTTTATTATAGATTCCGAGTGTAATCTCATCTGTGGCAAGTTCAAACTTGGATCTTTCAGCAATTTTGTATTTATTAAGGTCGTTTATCATAATTCTTTCACCTCATAATCATATTCATTATTGTTGTTCCACATATGGTCGGGATCTTTAACAGGAAAGGTGACGGAAAGGCCGTCATAGAAGGCAGTTATGGTGGGAGTAGGGCTAATAGCCTTGGACCATTCTTCGAGTTCGTGGTCGAAAAAGAAGTTCGTATTCGCCTCTTGGTTAATCCACTCGCCAAAATCATCGATCTCACACTCTTCCATAATTTTGCCTGTACTTCCGACACACGAACCACAGTTCCAAGCGTTGCAGTAGATGTCGTCAAGAAGCTCGGCAAGGCGAGAAGGGTTGTTGGTGGCGAGGTATTTGATTATTTCTAGATTAGTCATTATTGCTCTCCTTTACAACTTCGTTTATTAATTTCATAGATTCTTCAAAGTCCACAACCTCTTTAATTATTTTTCTAATAACCTTCTTGGGGATAGGGCAGTCATCATCGTATACATTGCCTTGTGCTCTCAATCCTCTTTGAGACTTGTCATCACCGCACCCAATCTTCTGGTCGCATTTCTTATCCCACTTGGTACACCAGCCACAGGGAAATTCATAAGGACATGACTTCTTTACGCTAGCCGGAGGAATATAGTTTGGATTCGGTTTTACTGCATTAGATCCACTCGTCGGAGGAGGCGGTGGTGGGGTAGGCTTTCTAAATTCAGGCGTTTCGCAGCCTGTTTTCTTTTTCTTGCGTTCCAACATCATCGTTCTCCTTCTCGTTTGCTTTATTTGCGAAGTAGCACGCACACTCAAGATTGTGATCTTCAAGAGCAATCTCTGCGGCCGCCATAGGGTATCTGTCTATCATTTTTATAATTTTCTTGTGGTATCTCTCATAATCTTCCACAGCCAAATCACGACGAAGTTCCCATCCTCTCACTTGGTCTTTAAGAGATTCTATATTTTCTTTGAGTTCGAGCGTCTGTTTGATGGCATATTTATGTTCCTCATCAACGTTGTGATCTCTGATGCGGAGAAGGAGTTCGTCTGGGATAGAGATGAGGTTAGGTGATTCGTCAAACATTATATCTCTTGCGATAAATTGATATGATCCGAATCTAGGCTGCCCCCAAAGATTGTCTGGATCAAAACTCTCCACAGAAACATTGTTGCAAGCAATGCCCTTGAGCGACTGCCCATCATCAATAATAATTTGAATTTTAGTCATTGTCGTTCTCCTTTTTACCAAAATTAAACCAAATATACATAGCGAAGCATCCCCAGATTGTCTTGCAAACGTTTTCGGCTTCGACTGCATTATTTACATACCAGATTAGAGTGAACCAACCAACGAGGTAGATGATGGCTCGAATAATGGGCAAAACGTATTTCATCTCGGTTCTCCTTCGTAGGGTTTTGGAAATTTGGCACAAGCGACTATCTTTCCACTATTTAGTCCGCTCCAATAAAAGTTTCCCTTAGGGTATTCGCATCTGGTAAGGGGCATTACCCAACGTTTGCCGTATTCTTCACAGGTACAGAGGTACCAGCCTGCGGATTTAGGTTCAGTATTTTTATTCCAAGTCATAGTTTATTCTCCTTTAAAAATTCATTGGGCAAACGGTGATGCCACGCTCTTTGAGGTATTGGATGACATCTTCAGTCTTAAACTTCATAAGACGCTCCATCGAGACGGTGGTTTCTTCGCTCGTGATAACAATCTTCCAAGGTTTGATGTCATTCTTCCATTCGTGTACGTGACAAAAGAGGGCATCCCAGCGACCGAAGGCTCTGCCTTTCTTGCGTTCGTATCGAGCCCAGTTAATAACGAAGTATCCTTTCTCGCATCTAAGCTTCCAAAGAGTGTCAAAGTCTGTGCCGGAGATTTCTTCATTTATAGGCTCTTCGAGAAGGAGGGTATGAGATTCGGTGTTTTCGCGCACACCGTCATAGTAAAATTCGTAAAATACATTATAGGGTTTTAGCATGGGCAGTTCTCCTTTACCATCTATCTTCGCTAAAATGAATGTAACATTCAACATTCGGATCTTCTTTATCAAGACCTAGTTCAATCAAAGTATCCGCCTGCTTCTTGGTTACATAAATTCCGTCGCCTGGATAGGCTTTGCGAGTGGCACTACGAAAGTCACGAGTTACCTTAATCCAATGGAGCTTCTCAAGTGTATATTCTCCGTTATAAGTGTCGTAGCCTAGTTCCTTGCATATGCACTCGGCACTTATCCAATGCCCTTCGTGACCACAAGCATAGGTATTGCCTTCGAGGTCAATCCAACCAAACTCAAAAGAGTCGGAGTTCTTGGGATATCTCTGCTCTCTGGTGAGAGGCTTTTCACCTTTAGTGCACTCAATGATTTCTACAAAGTTGGGGTCATTGGGATTGAAAGAGGTGTAGCCACCGGCACCGTTTACAACAATGGGCAGATAGTCTTTTTTGATGTAAGGACCAAAGAGGTAGTCTCTGCAATCCTTGATGGTGTCTACATAGTCAGAGGCACGGAGTCCACCATAAGAGGTTTTGTAAATTGCATATTTCATTTTTAGTTCTCCTTATCTCGCAATGCCAGAATGTCAAGTGCTTTTTGATGAAGTTCAGGTCGTTTCATAATATCCGATACGCCCAAAAAGGAATTCAGGCTACTTAAAGTATGCTCATCGTAATAATGTGCATCTCTGATATACTTGCTGAGTGCGTTGTCCGGCATATATGCGTCACAATAGTCATTGCAATAAATACACTTGTGCTTGTTGCAAAGAGTGCAGTGGTCGCCGACATCAACGCAACAACTATATGCACAATTATTACAGCCGAAGTTTTCGCCATATTGTTCTTTGAGATTGCTTTCCTTAGCGTATTCGTATTTCTTTTCTTTTTGCCAGAGTTGGCTCTTAAGTTCGCGAATTTCGTTTTCGATTTGTTTGAGGTCAATCATTTTGTATTCTCCTTAAAGTATTTTTCGTATTCTGCTTCGGGACAGTCTATGTAGTTAAGTGGGTGGTCATCGTGCCATTCACCGAGATCAACGCTTTGAATTTTGATGTGATCGAGATTGATGTCATTTTGGGTGCAGTAGATGAGGCAGTCTTCGAGACGGTCGTCTGTGTAGAACTCGTCGTTGGGGTCTACGATGTATGCTTGAATTTTAAATAGTTTTGCCATTTTGTTTCTCCTGTTCATTAAAAGGTTCCATATTCAAATAATCACACAACTTCTGGGCACATTCAGGCGTTGTCCATGAGAAGTCAAGATTGTCAGTTGTAAATTTATCTACTTCGATGCCATCAGGCTTCTCGTAGCTTGTGCCGATAGGATTACAGCACCAGTCATAATACATCCAACACCATTCGTCATCGGCAATGCCGGTGTTGACCTTTGAGCCCATTGCTTCTGAGATAGCACTAGATCGGAAGGGGTGTGGCTCGTAGATGGCACATAGGCTCCCGCTTTCTTTTGTAATAACTTTAGCATATCTTTTATATTTCATTAGTTCTTCCTCCTACAACCGTGCTCGATAAGTTGTTTTGTAAGTTTTTCTTTTTCGTTTCGAAGTTCAATGAGTGTGCCTGAAATTGCACCCCACTCAATCTCTCCAAAAAATATATCTGCTGCAAGCCTATCATAATCCTCAAGTAGTTTTAGTACTCTGTCTAGTCTAGTCATATCTGTGTCTCCATCAATAATTTTAATACAATCTTAAATGCGCTTAATTTGCCTTCGTAGTAACAACGAGAAGCGTGGCTGTTATTATTACTGCTCTGAACCATCTTTTTATCTGCGTGAATTCTCTTTTCAATAGCAGTTATGAGTTCTTGTTTAGTCATCATTCTTTCTCCTTTACTGTATAAATCTTGCCTTCTTGGTCAAGGATTTCGTATTTGTCTAGGAACTCGTTCATTGAGACGGAGTCGTCGATAGTGACTTTGTATTCGAAGTAGTTGATGTCTGTTTTATTTTCAGTTGCGCCCAAAGTACCAACAAGTATCGATCCAAGCGCTAATACAAGACACATAAATCCAAGTACCACACGTTCGGTTGCAAATTGCCACGCCATAATGCCGAAAAAAACAAACATTGCCAATATGCCAATAGCAAGACACCATTCTGGTAGGATGGTGTTATAGATTGCTTCTGAGCTTAAAATTTCTACGCCGTTCATTCATCGTTCTCCTTCCACCAATCTGCCATGCTCCATCTGAGACTGTCTTTTGCATCATTTTCCATTCTACGAATTGCGTCAAGCAAGAACGCCTTTGTATCTTCGTCCCAACCGATTACCTTCATTTGCATACGAGCATTGTCGTCACTTTTCTGCAAGGCGTGGTCCATGCAGTTAACGAATGAGAAGGCTTTATTACACTGAGGATAAAACACCTCATTATATTCCTTAATAGTCATTATTTTATTCTCCTTCTTCTATCACAACAACCGCCTTAGCGACAGGTTCACAATATGGCTGATGGTCAAATTCAATTTTTACATTTGCTTTTGTTACAGGCAAGTGGTCGGTGTGTGCTTTGTTGAAGTAATCAACAATCATTTGACGAATTTCGTCTTCAGAGAAAATGTATTCATAAGTTTTTAAAATCTGCATTGTTAATCCTCCACTACTATATAATCCTGTGGCATAGAGATCCAAGTTTCAATGCCTGCTATTGATGCAGTATAGCTCATCGCAATCTGTGTGATACTAACCGTAAAAGGTACAGTGTGGTAGTAAAGTGATCTTACTTGCAATCCTAATGTAAAGAATTCTGCAAGCTGACGATCCGTTAAAGACGCAAGCCATTCTCTATTAGTTGGAAAGGATGGCTTTTCGGTATAGATATCGCTTACTTCAATACCGACTCCTTTAAGTGACTTAATAATTTCTTCTTCTGTGAATTCAAGTTGTTTCATTGTTTTATCTCCTTCCTACTGTGCAAAGTTTATAGCCCCAATCACCTATTGCCATAGCGGGGCAAAGGATAGCAAATCCAAGGGCACACATCGTCGCTCCGAAAGGATTTACGGAATAGTTGCGATACCACCAGATAGGATTTACAAACTCGAAACCTTCAATATCGCTTAATGGTCCGTTACATGAGGTCACTATAATTGCGTCGATGACAACTCCACCAATAGTAATCAAACCGATTATAAAAATTATTTTAAGCAAACACATTATCTTATCTCCTTCCTACCATTTCTTTACAATTCTTCATAATCTAACTCTGCCCCGCAAGAGCATTTTACGGTAAGAAAATCTCCAATACTCGTAGGGGTGATTTCAAATGTGACATCGCCACCTATGGCTCCATGATAGCGTTTCGCGCACTTGCCATCGTTGTGGGTTTTATACCACTCTTGCATTTCTTTGTGCATGGCAGGAGTGATTTTAGGGAATTGATAGTTTTCAGTTACCATTACTTTATCTCCTTACATTATCTCTGGTTTGTTTGAAATAACTTCATAGATTTTATCACAGTAATCTGCAATTCCGGCATTTTGTCTTTTGATTATTTGCCAAGCATGACCTTCGTTCTTTGCCGTGACATACTCTCTACGATAAATGTCCCATTTGCTATGCCACTCTACGCAATATACTTTCTTCTTATTAAAAAGTCCCATTTTACTTTATCTCCTTCCAATCATTTCGTTCAATAATCCGTCGCATATTAGCAACACCAACAGGGTTCGCACTATGAATGCGAATAGGGTAGTTGCGGCCAGTCTCTTCGAGCCAGTCGAGGAGGCGAATGTAGTCGCCACCGTCTGAGGCGTAATCACCTGCATCATGGTCAATGTCAATGATAGATATGATATCCTCGTCACGGATGTCATACCAATTGAAAAATGTCTGTTCTACAGACTCGATTACCCCTATTGTCGAATTAACACTCTTACACCAATAATATCCCTCAGGTGCAGGTCTTACATCATCTATCCACAGTTTGATAGGTCATCACTCCTTTCATTCCCAAACTTCTTTTCTTTCAAGACAATCCTTATAGACATCAGGATAGTCAATCTCTTCAATTTGTACATTAGTGAAGCTATAACGCTCATCGGCTCCAAATACCTTGCCACAGACAGGGCAGACAAACTGAGCGTAGTAGATCTGATATTCATACTCCAGGTTGTCTTCCGTAATGTCTCTACCGTGAAACCAACGCTCGCACTTGGGGCACTGAACGGCAATGTGGCGAATAGGGGTGGGATCATAATTAACTCTTATTTTCATTTGTTGTTTTCCTTTCTGTATTTGGGCTCACCAAAATACCATTTAATATATTTGATAGGGTGCTTGAGGGATGGTTTGCTCCTAGCCCATTTCCGCCAGGCATCCCAATAGTCGCACCATTCAACTAGTCCTTCAAGGTAGTAGTATGCCATTAGTTGTTTTCCTTTCTTAATCATTTTGTGGTGTTAGATTTCATCGTCTGTTTGTTTCGCCAAAGCACGTTGCACAGTCCTAACATTGCAACCAAGATTATCTGCAATGTCTTGTTCAGATAAGCCCTGCTCATACAAAGACAGAATGTCCTCGTCGCTATACTGTTTTGGTCTACCGCCTTTCTTGCCGTTAGCCACACAAGTGTTATAACGCTTCTTGGATTTGTCAATTAGGGCAGCACACATTCCGGTTACAGTTCCAGTGATGACAGGATCATCAGATGTCATTTTACCTGTAACTCCATAGTAGACAATTTGCTTTGCTAGTTCACTTGCAATCTCTGGTTTTCCAGCGGCGTCATATCCTTCTAGGATGTCGTGCCAACTAGCTAGGAATAGGAAATTTTCTTTTGACATAACCAGTCCTCCAATCATTTTGTTTTGTTCGGACATATAATAACACATAATCAATTGGTTGTCAATAGGTTTAAGTAATCGTTTACAATTTATTTACAAAATGCTTATGACAAAACCTATGAAGCGTTCGGTTATGTCGCCACCATAGAAAAATCCTATCGGCAAAACCCACGACAAAACCGTAACAATACCTTGAAAAGGAAAAGGAGAAGGAAAAAGAAAAGGAATATATATTATGTATAAATACATAATATTTTTCGGAGTTATGTCCTACGGAGCATAATCCGAGAAGCGAAGCACTACGTGGTAGGTAGGGGAATTGGGACTTGGGCTTACGCAAGGGGATTGGGAACTAGGACTTTGGAAGGGGGATTTGGAGTAGAAACGCAACTAAATAAGATTGCTTTTGGTAAACGCAACGCTAGGAAGTTGCGTTTTGGTATGGGGCTAGGTGCTTGGACTAGGAGAATTGGATCTGGGCGTAGTTTTAACGTGCCCCTATATTAGATTTATTATATAGGAATCCTAATGCCTGGATACCTGGACTCGGTTCTTGGGTAGTTTGAAGTACCCCCGGTAGGGCTTACATAATAGATAAAGGTAGGGTTTTACTTGAGGATGTGTGGATAGGGGCTTGGATATTGGGTGGATTAGGGTGTGCTGTAGGATGGTTGTTTTGGCGTAGGGTTTTGCTGAGATTGTAAACTATTTCGGAAATCCGAAGTAGTTCGGAAATGCGATAGTTCGGAAATCCGAATTATTGTGGGGTTTGGCTTGAGGTTTGACGATTGGGTTTTGGGCTGTGGAAAAGGGTTGTGGATAACTAATATATAGGTAGGGATTTGCTGGGGGATGGTGTTGTGGAAAAGTGGAGGAGGTAGTTTGGAGGATGGGTGGAAGTTGGATTTTGGGGTTGTGGAGTGGATTTTGGGTGCTGGAGAGGCGTTGTTGGAGGTTGGTACGTGGTGGGACGAGGGTGTTTGGATTTGTTTTGTGGTGGATTTTGAGGAGGGGAATTGGGAGGTTGGAGTGGAATTTGGGGTGGATTTTTGGTTGGATTTTGAGAAATATTTTCTGTAGTTTTAGCGTTGATTTTGCAGTCAGTGTCTAAACAGACCTCGTCTCGACCGATTGGCAAAAACCCTTGTATTGCTTGGTTTTAAGTACCCCCACCTAAAAAGTACAGACAATATGAATTGTCAATACTTTACAAAGTTTTGCCGATGGTGTAGTATTCAATCACCGAAGCGAAAACGATACGCTTTGGTCGTGTAGTGCATAGCACACACGCAATATTATGGGGGCGCCCACACGCAAGGAGAAAAATCATGGCAAAAATGTTTGAAATCAAAGGCAAAACGGCAACTCAGAACGCATTTCTCGCGTTCGCAGCGTACAACCGCGCAAAAGCACTCGTGGACGAGCATAACGGCAAAATCGACTTCGTCGACGGCAAAAACATCAAGGCGACTTTCAAGAGCAACAAAATCGCAACCGACTTCGTGACTGCGTTCGAGAGCGAGTACACGAAGGCACACAAGGCATACGCAAAGGCGAAGGGCAAAGCACCGAAAAAATCCAAGGGCAACTCCGTTGACTTCACGCAATTCAAGGGCTCCAACTCCGACAAGAACAAGGCACTTCACGCAATGCTCGTGGGCAAAGGCATCACCAACTCCAAGTCCGACGAGTACATGAGCGTATGGAACGCTCGTCCTTGGGCGAAGTAATCCCATCGGCTCGAACCTTCATCGTGCTCCCGAGTACACGCTCGGGGGCACCATTGAGGGCTTGAACCTCGCAAATACACACACGAAAGGAACATCATCATGACAAACCTCATCATCTCACTCGCTTGGATTACACTCGTTACGCTCGTACTCGGTACGCTCGTGTACATCGCACCCAAGATTGCCGACTTTATCAAGGCATTTATCCGTTGGCATTTTCACGACTGAGCACACACGAAAGGACGACAAGACTATGACAAACGAACGCATCTGCAACGAAACCTACAACGACACCGAGTGGACTCGCTATTGGGGCGTGGACGCAGATGAGTACGAAAGCGACGACTACGCAAACGAGGGAGAAGACTAACGCTCACGCACCCAAGCAAGTGCCTAAACTGCTTCCGTCTGTCGGTAAAAGTCCGACACCGATGAGCACGAGCGAAACGGATTATGCTTCGCCTATGGGCAATTCACATAGGCACGCTCCTACGAAGGGGAGCAGAAACGGAGATACAAATGATGACCGCAATGCAGATGATTGAGATGCTCGACCGCAATGGCGTGCACTATGTTACGCTCACTTGGGCGACTGGCAACAAAGTGTCGCAGATTTACTTCCTCGAAACCAACCCTTATGGCGAAACCGTCATTCGTGTGTGGTTCTTCGGTGGCAAGGACAGTCGTGCATATTCCACTTCGAGCGAAATTGCCAAGAATGGCGAACTTGATTTGCTCGCTTGGTATGCGAACGACTGCGAAGATTACGCAGAAGCCGACCTCTACAAAGTGGAGTGGCATTGACACACACACGAGAAAGCTTGAAATTCCCACTCGTAAAAAGGGATACCCTCACGGACAAGCCTTCACGTGGCGAGGGTGCTTGCGAATTGTCACACTTACATACGAAGGAGAACCGAAAATGACCAAGTATCAGAAAATGCAAGAAGCCCACAGAAACGCTCTTCACACACTCGCAGATAACGACTGCGACTGGGATTGGGAGTTTATGCACAAGTTCGTGCTCACGAAGATTCGCAATATGCTCGAATATTACGAACTCGGTGAAAACAACACCAATTCTGCCGAGTGCAACGCCAAGATTATTCGTGAACTCAAGCATACGCTCGAACTCAACGAAAGTGGTGACCTCCGCAATATGTATGCTTACATAGGCAGTCATATGCGTGAATGGTGGGACTAAACTGCAAAACCGAAACCGACTGTCGTGAGGACAGACGGTCGTGCACGAGTGGTGTCGTGTGCCTGACGATGGTAGCCCACGCAGAACGACCAAAGGAGAACCCTATGAAACTAACTGACATATTCACACACACAAGCGAAGGCATGTACGAAACAAACACAAGCCTTTATCGCATCATTGCCGTGACTACACGCTTTGGCAAAAGCCTACTGAACATCACATTCGAGTACTATCGTGTATCCGAATGCTTCGTGGGTGGAGTGCCTGCTCGTGAAGGTGGTTGGCACTCATATCCTGTAAGACGCAGATATGTTGCCGAAAAGCCTTGTCGCACACTTGTCTTCACACCTGAGGACACGATGCGCACGAAGTACTTTGCCGAGCTTCGTGAGTGCGAATGGACACAAATGCTTTAACACACGCTCCTAGGTACGAGCATAAACTGCCTAACCCTACGAAAAGCCGACTTCCACGCAGTGTAGGGTGGACAACAAGTCGTGCAAGGCACACGAGCGAGTGTATTCGCATAAATTTACGCCTTCGACACGACTTGGCTAACGGCTAAAATTTTACACGCCCAAAAGGGGCGAGAAGGAGAACATTATGAAGAAGACCAACACTAACGCAATCGTATTCGCACAGGCATCCGACAACGCAAAGGCAGTTGTTGCCAACAAGTATGTTGCACACGCTCTGTACACGCAAAACAAGGCTCTTGTTGAGGCTCTTGGAGGC